GTACACTGATGCATACCCTGGATGTAATCACTCACCTTTATAAACTTTTTATCTAGTGTTTTGGGCTGGTATATTTTATAGAGAGTACCATCTTCTTTGAAATAACCATAGAGATATAATCCTTTAATACAAAGTTCATTATCATCTTTGGTCATGCAATAACTTTCTAGTGGCTTCACATGAAACTCTTCTAGTAGTTTAGATCCTATATTGAACTTAGTCCAAAAGTATTGATCTTGGGTACTCCATTTTCTAACTATATGACTAGTCACCTTATACTTAGATGCTCGTTGAAACTTTTCTATATCATAGCCTCCATTATTATGTAAAACAAAATCATTATAGCTTTCAACTACCAGTTGACATGTTTTATGAAATGGAAGTTGAGTTAAATCTTTTACTAAGTCTATAGCACTACCACCCTTTCCTGTAGAAAAGTCTTTATATCTATAAGTATTATTCTTATCAGTATAAATACACATACTAGGAGTACGTTCTTTAGGATTAAATAGAGATTTAATCTTTACATCTTGACCAGATAGTTTTTCATTAAGTTTACAAAAATGTTCAAATATCCAACCTGTAGGTATTTCTTTTATATCATGTACTAAATCTTTTGTATTAAACATAAATTAAAAATTTAAAATAAAAGAGGGGAGTGTAAAAACACCCCCCGTATTGTATGAATAAAAAAATAAAATATTACATGTTGAAATCATCAGAAGTAGGTTCAAATTTATCTACAACTTTGTTTTCTAAACTTTTATAGTGATACTTGTTACTTTTATCAAACACTTCTAATTTACTTTCTGCTATACTACAGAATTTATATTTAGGAAAAGAAAGTTTAATAATAGTTTTACCATTATACTCTTCTTCAGTACCTTTTAAGAAAAAATATAAATCATTTCCTGCAATTAAATCAAGAGCATGATTTGCCCAATCTTCAATAGATTTAATTTCATTTTTTGTAGAGATATTATCTAAGCTAGTTCTTAGTCCTAGTTCTTTACCAATAACAAATAATTTATTTAAGATGTCATTTTTGTTTACATCATTAGTATTAAATTGATCAGTCCACATAGTAGCCATAACTCTTGCAGATTGACCTTTAAATTTCTTTCCTTCTGGATTATCTTTATCTATAGCCCAACCTTCAAAGTCAGGAATTGCTGGTCCTTCTAATACAAGCTGTAGTGCTTTTTTATCACCTTTGCTTGACGTTAAAACTTGACCACTTACGATGTGTGCTTTTACTACACCAGCTTGGAGAGATTTAGATGCTCCACCACCTTTTACTTCTTGTCCTTTTGTACTAAACATGTTTTTTTAATTTAATTGTTAATTGTTAATTTTCGTAATCTGATATTGCTTTTTTTACAAATCCTAAATCATTTGGAATCTCAAGAGTGGCAAACATTCCACGTGGAGACTTACATGTATTTTCACCATTAGTTTGGGTCTCGAATACATATCTAATTTCATTCTCTTTGTTTTTCTTCACTTTGCCAAACAAAACTATAGAAAATAATCCTTCTAAAGTTAATTTTTCATCAACCATTTTGCCAATAGTTTTTGCTTTTAGTCTACGTTTACCTTCCATGTCTGTAGCTTCTTCAGCATGAGTGAGAAAAAAGACAGTGATATCTTCTCTCATGTCTTTAGGCATACGAGCAATCTTAGCTAGGTGTGCACCTATCTGTGTAAATTTCTCATAACCTTTCTCATTAGCTTTGTCAAAGAATTCAAATGAAGACATATACTGAAAGTCATCTATCACTATAGTTTTAACTTCAGGTCTTTTTTCATTAACATACTTTAATGCAGCTTCTATACTTTCAGGATTTGCTTTCTCAAACATATTACCTGTTGGATTATCTTTAGTCCAAATAGTATACTTCTTTTTCCATCCTTTAAATGGAAGTGGTTTATTAGCTACATTAATAATAAATGTTTCTTTGGGATCTAGTGTTTCTATACTTGTTGATTTACCAGAACCAGATTCTGCGATAATTAAAATTCCTTGTGCCATATTTTTATTTAATTTTTATAAGTTCATTTAACCAGCTCTTTGTACTAACAGGCTTACCTGTATGAATTGCCATATAATCTCTAATAGTCATTTCAGTATAAGGTGCATCTTCTACAATCACTGGTTTAGAAATAGCTGTAGGTAGTGGAGGTTTAGATGAAAAAGTCATTCTTTCTTCTTTAAATCTATCACTACTAGTTGCAGCATTACTTTTACTAATTGCTATTGATTGTCTATTAATAATTCTTAATTCATCTACAGGTACTAAGAATTTACCATACTCATCAATCTCATACTCATCTTCATAAAAGTCTGTAGGTGCTAATCTATAAACTGTTCGATTTGGATCATCAGGCTCAATATCACTATTGATTAATTCAAAGTAATAGCCTTTAGGTTTTTTAAATTCATTTTCAAAAATACCAATTACAACAACACCATTTCTTGTAAATGCTTTTTTCATATTGAAATCGCTTTTAGCAATACCAAGATCTTCAATTAAATCTTTGTTATACTCTTGCATTTCTCTAAGTTTGACCTGTCTATAAACTTTCTGTTCTTCTTTGGTCATTTTTTCTAATATACCCATAATAAATAATTTTTAAAGTTCACTACCAATATCAGCTTGTGGAGTTCTTGGTCTTTGTTGTCCTCTTGGAACAAAAGTATTTTGTGGCACTACATTCATTCCAGGTTCTGCACATTCTATCATTTTTTGTTTTTCAAACAACCCTTTCATAAATAACATCTTTATTTTATTTGCACCATTTCTCACTTTAATAAGATGCATAAAGATTGAATCTTCTGCCACTACATAATTCTTAGGTCCATAAGATGGAATATCAAATGTAAATGGTCTAGATAGAGCCATTACAATATCAGATCCTTGATAAAGAGCATCACCACCAAATATATCACCACTATTTGGATAGTTACCAATAGTACCTGGAGTTCTTCTTAATGAATCTTCTACAGTTCTATTAAGCTGTGTTACCATGATGATAATAACAGGAAGATCATTTTTAAGTTGAATCAATCTATCTACAGTGTTATAAAGAGTGTTAAGTTTTTCTCTTTCGTCTTTATCTTTTTTGATTAACCAACTATGATCTATTGTAATAATCATTGGTTTGCCTCCTAGTTTATTATACCAAAAGTGGACAGCTTTTTCTATATCGCTAGATGTAATAGATTTATTTATTTGACCACGAAAAACATTTTGATTATGTAAATATTTACAGTCTTCGCCATATTGTTGAATCATTTGAAATCTATAATCATCTAATTGACTTTTAGTACTCAAAACAATATTATAATCAAGTCCAGTTTCTGCTACTATTTCTCTAGTACCATACTGCTCATTGCCCATTTCAAATTGAAACTCTAAAATATTAAATTCTTGATTAGGATTTAGTTGTTTAGAATCTCTAAGGAGATTAGAGATCATCATAGTTTTACCTGCACCAGGTCTTGCACCAATTGTTATAAGAGAGCCCCATTCAAAACCACCAATGGTTGCATCATTAATACCTTGCCATGGAGTAACAAAAGATTTAATTCTACCATGTCTTCTATCATCTATATTTTTTATAGCCTTTTCTACTACTTCCCAATGATATTTAAATCCAAAAGGACGTTCTTCATTACTCATACAATTTTTAATTTTTGGATTGTAAATTTAAACAATTTTAAAGAGAATACCAAAATTAATTCGATAATAAAATACTTTATAAAAGTGATATTGATAACAAAATTATTAATGATTAACCAGTTGATTATACTAAATAAAATTGCAATTAATAAGTGATGTATTGTTTTTTCAATTACTGTCATTTTCTTTATTTTTTTCTTTTACCACTTCTCTAGCAAGTTCACAATAGTCTGCTAACTTAGATATGCTTTCTTTGCTCATGGTGTCTTTTTTAATAAAATTAGAACTGTTAGCCATATATTCATTATTTACTTGAGCACGTTCAAACTTATAATAATTTGCTGCTTCTAGAACATCATCCCAATTATACTCAGGATGATTTTTAAAAAACCATATAAACTTTTGCTTAAGTTCTCTTACAGACTGTCTACCAGGACCTGTAGGAAGTTTCTTAGGAAAATATTCTTTATACTCATTTATCTTTTCTAGATGATCATCACCTAACACTGTAGCTGTAACTATCTTTTTAGCTTTAACTAAATAAGTTTCAAACTCATTTAATATTGTAAGAGCTTTATAAGTAAGTACACCTTTATCTGTAATAAGACCTTTTATCTCACATATATTTTTTTCTGCTGATGTATTAATAAGATCAGTGGAAGGTTGTATTTTTTCACGACAACAATCTAAAAAATATATTTGATTAGGGCTAATCTTGTGCTTGATCAAGGTAGTCCATAGTTGATGGCTCATAGTCTTTCTTTATTTGATTAATGATTAAATAATACTTATCTCTAAATCTTTGATCTGTTTCATATAGGTTTCTAAATGTGTTCACATTATGTATCACTGTAGTATGATCTCTATTACCTAAATATACACCTAGCTGTTTAAGCCCATATCTCATAGATCTAGCTATAAAGAAAAATATGCATCTAAGTTCTACTAGTTCTCTAGACCTATCTTTTGATCCTAATGTTACTTTTCTACCAAATAATAAAGCTGGTAAGTGTG